CCAACTATAGATGGAAGACCGCACAATGGCGGCTACGGCCGGTTCCGTGAGCGAATTGCTGGTTTCCAAGGTCAGCGCAACGCTGACAGTCACTACCGCCGGCGGCGTCACACTGAAAATTGATCCTATCGGCCTCACACCATTGACCGCACTCTGCACGGATGAGATGAGAGAGCTCGGTGGGTATCCGGTTCCGTCATCTACCGTAATCTGAAAGTTCCCCGGGGCCGCCTGTCCGTCTGTGTTCTGGTTCTCAAACACCACATAGCGCAGCCCTTGTTGCACAGAGGAGATGGCGAAAAGAACCGCGCTCAACGTCGCAAGCGAACGGCTATTGATATATTGCTGAAACCGCAGCCTGAAGGCCGCATCGGTTTCCGGGTCCATGCCCCCGGCAAATGGGGTCGGGTTACTCACCGTATCGACACCGGCGATAGCCGTTGACAGAATGGCGATGGTTCCAGCCTGGACATTCGCGGCGCTTCCAACTGTCACCGCCTGCGCGGGCACGGCTACGGCGGCGGCCGCCGCGGCAAGTGTATAGCCGTTGCTGCCATTCCACGCAGGGTTCGTCGTGACAGCCACAATAGTAAAGCTTTCCGACCCATCGCTGGTCTGCACCAGGGCACCAACGGGAATCGTCGTCGCCAGGCCGATCGTATAGCGCGCGAAAATCACCGTTCCACTAGCCCGCACCCCGGGCAGCCTGGTCAGCGAAAAATCCGCCATCCAGCTATCGAGGTCGGAGCCAACACTGGTGGCGGCTCGGGTCATCGTCAAAACTTGCAGTATTAGCCACTGCATCCAAAGAGCGACAGATGCGCAGGCTTCCAGCAATGCCCGAAGCACGGACCCAGCCGACAAATCTATCAATTGCGCCGCGGCACCTTGCACGCCGGCCGCCATTTGCTGCACTAGTGCGGTGAAGGTTTGCAGCGGCAGAAGCATTTCAGGAACCTATGGAAAAAGTCAGCACCTGGGTCTCACCAGTCGCGGCATCCGCGTAGCGAATATCCACCCAAATCGTATTGCCGTCAGAGCTGCTCACTGTCACAGATGGCTCAGGCACGTTGGCGACACTTGCCTCCTGAAATATCTGGCTGCGTATGAGCGCCTGAATGGCAAGAGCGTCGATTGTTTGACCAACAAGGGCACCTAGCCCAGCGCCGTAGTTCGGCTGCCATATATAGTCGCCCGGGTTCGTCAATAACCGCCGCAGCACGCGCTGCTGGCTCCAGGCCGTGCCGCCCACCAGCGCAATATCGCCTATCGCGCTGGCGGTGAGGTCCGTGTTCCACAGCAGCGAAGCATCCCGTAGGCTCAACACAACTCAATCCTGCGGTGATGGTGGTACGTCGCTCGGCGGATGGACATGCTCATTGTAGTCGGCACGTAAAGTCGCCAAGGCGCCATAATTGTCATAGACGTTGCCATTTACATGCAGATCACCCTGATGCGTCCAAGTGGGCGCTGAACTGGCGATCGATCCATCGTTCTGCAGCTTTATGAAGCTGCCGGTTTGATGAACAATCCAAAATTCCCCAACTGGCGCGGCGGGGGTCGCTGCCACGCTGGACCACAGCCGGCCCGCCACAATACCCTGCTCCGCATCGCCCTCCTGGCATATCAGCAGCACTTGGTCGCCCGGGCTGGGTGGACAGGCAAGGCCCCAGCCATTGCCTATCCACATGGAAAGCACCGGCAGCCAGCCGGAAAGTACCCCTTCCGGCTGGATCAACACACGCACGGTAAACGTCGCCGGATCAACGGAGCTGACGATAGCGAGCCGTGGCTGACCCCAAGCCTGGTCCAGGCGGGACGTATCGCCTTTGATCAGGTTGAGGAAACTGTCCAATACGGGCTCCTCGCCTGCACATATTGTGTGAAGCCATGACTAAAGGACAATCGACGCTCGACATCGGAGATAACGTAAGTGCTGTCGAATGCGGTCCCGGTATCCGAAAGCGTCAGCATCATCCTTGGCATGGTCGTAAGGTCGCCAGGCATTTCGAAGCTGACACTGCGCGCCTGAGCAGCCATTTGATTGACCACGCTCTGGGCCAACATCTGTGCGGTGGCCGCTGTCAAATTGGGGCGAACAATGACATAATTGCTTGGTGTACCGACAGTTCCGCCCGCTGAGGCGGTCTTCTGCACCATATGCTGGCCAATGCAGTTCCAGCTTTTTACCGTCACCTCAAGGTCGTTCGATAAGCTCATGGATTGCTGGAGATCCATCGATATGCAATCGGACGGTGCGATAGAAAGCGTGCCGAAGTCGGTTGAAGCCGGCATGAAATAGAGCGTCTCATCTTCCACCCAGACCTCAAAACCCTCAAATTCCGCAAGGCGGATAAGAAGGTCCCATGCTGTCGTCGTTCGCGCATGTTGATCCAGGCTGGTCTGGGTATGCCCGTTCTGGAAATATCTCCCAACCGGCTGGGTTGTCGTTATCACCGCTGCCCGCAAACCCTGATCGGTCGCCAATTGCGTAGCCACTTCGCTCGCAGTTTGGTTTTCAAACGCTTGCTGAATGCGTGACGCAATAAGGCGCGAGGTCAGGTCACGGCCATCGATACTCACTTCTCCGCGTATAGGATCAATTGTCACGCGGTCTGCATTGCCCGTCATCAAAGTCGCCAAGGCACCGTTTAGACCAAGCTGAATTGAAATCAACAGAGGAGTCTGGTTCCAAATGGTTGCCCCGGATGCCGTCAGTGAGGCGCGGATACGGAAACGGTTTGCTGCCAGATGACTATTCAGCTCGATATCCGCGGCCAAAATCCCAGCCACCTGAACAGTATTGACAAATACTGCAAGTGTAGGAATTCTCGCTTCACTGACCGGCAACGCCACCCCCCGCCGACGGGTTCACATCGGGAATCGTTAGCGTTACAAGACCATCCAACCAGGGGTCTGTGATATTATTCAGTGTAGCAATGCGTATCCACTGCGTCGAATCGCCCAAGTAGGTCAGAGCCACCTGGAACAGGGTCTGACTTGCGACAGTGACCACCCGCATTTAGTTACTCACATTTTGTAGGTTGGTTGCGGCTCTGCCGACAAATCCCTGCGCGGACGTCAAATAGGCGAGCGATCCCGCAGCCGCTACAACCGTTGGAATCTCACCCGATTGCATAGCTTGCTCCGCAGCCTGAATGCCAGAATCAATAGCGGACACGCTCGTAGCAATCGCAAGAACTGCGCTCGCATTCGCTTGCGTCCCCGCGGTAAATGCTCCGGAGGCGGAAATTGCACCTTCGGTGTTAATAACATTCGTCAAACTTGCGGCGTAACTCAAATCACTAACTATGGCAGTAGCATCAGTCAGCGTCGGCGGCGTGACATACTGAGCTTGGTCGGTCACGATCTTGCAGATGACGTGATACGGGATCCACCAGGGGTTGTGATACACCAATTGCAGGTCAGCGATCACAACCGAATAGGCGAAGACATCCCACGACAAGGTAATGGCGCTGCCCGCCGCGCGCATGGCATCCAACAGTCTCGCGCGGCCGGAGGCATCGCCACCGGACAAGATACCAGACCAGCTTATATCCGTATCGTCACGTCCCATGGCGTCAATTACCCGAACGCCCCCGGGCAGTTGATGCACAGCCAAGGCCTGCTTGCCGCCGAACTGTACCCGTCCAGGTATTTCGAAAGCCGCAAGCGTAACCGAGCCCAGCGTTAGTCCGGCCATCAGAACCCCGTTGTCGGTCCAGGAAAGATAGAATTGCGTCGCGGGTCAAACCCGGTAGGTCCCGCAGGGTCGCGCGCAGCCTCACGCGTCAGAAAGCGGCACATCCACCGGCCAACCAGCGTGCCATCGAGAAATACATCGCCGGCTACGGGCGGCGTGTCTCCTTGCGCGCTACTTTGCTGCACCGGCAGTTGTATTGATGGTGGCGGCCGGTCAGGCAGAGTGCCCGTGCCTGCACGCATCGCCTCCGGTGACGGGGGGGGCCCCGCCGCGACTATCGTCTTTACAGTCGGCGCGACCGAGCCGGTAGGTGCAAGAAACTGACCTTGCACACCAACTGCGGGACGGTCATATTTCAAATTACTAGGCTTGGTAGATACCGTAGCATATGGCGACTGGGTTATCGCCGGCGCGGGCGCAGGAAAAGTGAGCTGAAACTTGGGCCCTGAATTTGGCGATAAACGCGCGCCGTCGAGATCCGCAACTGTCCCCGCGATGTTCGCGTGTTTGGCAGGTAGCGTCGATGCGATCGCGGCACCATACGTTGCAGTCGAGGTGGCTACTGCATCTAAGGTTGTCTTCGTCTTTGCCGCAACCGCCGGAGCTCCTGCATTTACCATCGCAGGCTGCGGTGTGGCAGGGCCTGTCGCGCCTGCCGTAAGGTCTGTGCTGCTGCTGCCCCGGCGCTCGGCAACGGGCACAGCCAACGTCGGTTGAGGGATCGAAGATGACTCCGGTCCACCATAAGACTTGGTTTCAGCGCGGCGCTCCGTCTCAGCCGCCGGCGTCTTAGGGGGAGCAGGTAAGAATCCGGTCTGTACAGCGCCGTTTGCCTCGATGGCTCCAGTGTTAGCCAACAGCCTCTGCCCTGTGCGCCGGAGCGTTTCCAGCGATATCCTGCTCGCTCCAATGCTTGTCTCAATCGCCACCATGTCACGCCGCGCGGCGGCAATGCCATCGGAGACCCCGTCGCGCAACGCAAGCGAAACGCCAATTTCAAATGCTTCGATCAAAATCGCTCTCTTGCAAGGCAACTGCCAATGTCGCCATCACTGCTGGAATTGCCTCGCGAGAGGCATGCTCCATGAGACCCAGCGGCTGCCGTTCGACACTGCCGCTCTCGGCATCACACACGGACTTGTGCTGGCTGCCGACCACAATCCGGTCGCCGTCAAAAACCGTATGCACGTCTCCCGATAAACCATGCGCTCGTAAATGTCGCGCGATAGACTCAGCCAGCAACTTGCCGGCCTGATCCAGTGCCGACCTCACCCCGTCTTCCAACAACGGTCCGTCCAATCATAGATGAGCCCGTTGAAGCGCCCCATAATCACCACCCAGGCAGTGCGTTCGCCCTCCCCCAGGCTGAATGCCACATCGAATGGCACCCCGTTCTTGACCAGATACAAGCTGTCAACAAGATCGGGGTGCCTACTCAGTTTCCCGGGTCGGCACTCCCGGGCGATGGGGCCTGATCGGCCAGCACACTCGCTGCGGCGGCAATACCAGCGTCACCCAAACGCTGAATAAGCGCTTCGATTTGTGCCTCGGTCGTCGGTGCCGGTACAGGAATACCATCAATGGCAGTTACCGAGGACGCGAGCATGGCCATGCCCAGATAGGGAGGGTTCTGTGCGAGCTCTGCTCCAACAGCTTTGAACAGCCGCAGCCGATCCAGTGCGCCCATCCTTCGCAAGAATAACTCGCGCCCATCGCTGTCCTTAACAGCGATCGGCGCTGCTGCCTCGGATAGCAGCCGAACAGTTGGCGTCTCCATCACAGCCTCTGGCGCTGGGTAGCAAAGAATTCCAGTCGCTGCTTGACACTGGCATCGCCACGCCATGTGCCAGCATTGACCAGCTTGAAAGCCACCCCGCTATACTGGTAGGTTGACGTTGACCCATCAACCTCGGCGACATATTGGTAAACTGTCCCCGCGGGCAAACTTCCCTGTGTAAAGAAAGCTTGCTCGGCTGCCGATATAAAATCATCGACCTCGCTGGTCCCTCGCTCAACCTCAAAACTTCCCTCCCATCCTTTGGGCAACTCGGCCCCCATGGGAATACCGTCCAGCCGGTCCAGCCGCACCGACTGGGTCATTTGTCTGCTTTCGAATCCGGTGACATACGTCAGATCGACGCGTCCCTGAGGCCCCATGACAACGAGCTGACAGTCGCGTCCAATTGAAAACG